ATTCCATATTATATAATTATAAAGTTAATTCCTAAATTAATTGTTTTGTTTTCTCTATCAAAATACTTTAGATATTCTAATTGAGTATAAAATGATAACGACCGTGTCAATTTATAATTTGCTATTATTCCATAATCGTAATCGTTTGTTTCTGATCCGTATTCGGTCAGTTTTTTGTTTACAAAGAAATAGTTTCCATAAGCTAGTATAAAAAAATTGTCTTTATGTAGATAATAAGACAAACCAAAAACACCTGAAAGACTATATTGGTTTCCTAACTCGTTTAATTTTTCTCTGTTATATTGTGCCGGTATCGTCGCGTAATACTGTTGAAATTGTGCCGTATTTTGTGCGATTATATCACCGTTTAAAATCCATCTGTAGAAAGATTGTTCCAACCTGTCTAAATGTTCATTATTGTTTTCATCTATAAACCAAAATTCCTTAACATATCCTAATTCATTTGCGACCGCCTCAAAATCGTTATAATTTGGAAAATCCATTTTAAAGGGGTTTAACGAATAAATCGGGTGAAAACGTACTACACCACCAACAGACAAACGAAAGTTCCTTAAATCGTATTTAAAACGCGAATCCAAGGATTTAAAGTTGAGGTCAATATATCCATTATTAGAGCTTTCAATTTTTGTACTTGTGTATTCACCTATATATCTAAACCAAATATTATGATTTTCGTATTCTCTACCAAATTGTTTTATTTTCTCATATTGTAGTAAGTACTCAAATTTATCTACAGGTGATCTAAACAAACTCGCATTCTTTTCAGTACCATCGTAATAGAATTTAGGTTTCTTTTCGAACTTGTATCTTGATAACTTTTTAATTCCTATAAAATACCTGTAATTTTGGTCATCGTTTAAAGTGGTTTCTATTAATTGATTATTTATATATTGATAAGTTTCAATTGGCGCAATTGTTGATTGTGTGGAAACGCCTCCGTAAATGGTCGAATACTTATAAAATTGACCAAATGACAAAAATGGTAATAATAGAAATAAAAGCCGTATCATTATAATACTTTAGTGTAAGCGTAAGTAACATAAACTTCTAAAGTTAAATCACCATCAAAAGCCGCGTTAGACCACATAACAAAGGGTTTATTTAATAGAGAACTAACACAAGTACCACCAGAAACAGGATCAGAAGTAAAACACCAAGATATATCAGTTGTTTTACCATTCATAAAATCTCTAATATATTTCCAGTAAGATATTGTGGTTGTACTATCATAACCCAAATACAAATCATTGCTAGAAGATTCTGCTGAAGATGTGTAATTACATAGAACTGTTACATTGTAAACTGTAATCATATAACCGCTTAAAGCTCCAACTAATGTTTTAGGATTACTATCTAAATCTTGATATTCAGCATTACTTACTGAAATTTTATCAGTTTGAATTATATATTTCGCGTCGATTTTCTTTGATGTTCCGGCCGCACTTCCTGTTGTGTCATTTACATCAACGAGCAAAAATAAGTCGCCACTACCTGTTTGTTGTTCGAGTGCTGTCTTGTCGGTTAGTCTTTGTCCTGCCATTTTTTAAGTTTTTAATATAATTTTTTAACTTTTTAAAGTTTTCTAAACTATTTTTATATGTTTTTCTTTCAACAGCCATAAATCGTAATATCTGCACCTTGTAAAAAACTTTTTACCCTATTACTTCTTGGTACGTTAACATCTAAATTAATTCCTGCAAAATAGTTATTCGTTGTTGGATCAAGATCAGCACCCGAATTAGTTGAAAATTCAGGGAATGAACTTTGATTATTTCTAATATAGTCAATCAATCTTTGTCTGTAAAACTCGGCGGCATCGGTGGCCGTGTCCATTAGTGGTTTAATATCATCATATGTTGCACTACTTGATTGTTCTGTAGCACCCATTACTACAACCGAATTATTACTAAATCGTAATCTTAAATACGGTGCTAATGTTGAAAATGCGAATTGAACCAGTGCGGGTTGTATATAGGTTTCTACAAGAGTTTTATAAGCCCCTGTCAAACTTCCACCCTGAACATCTGATTTTAATTTATCGTATAAATCAGTTCCCAAGACTGGTAATATATTCATATCCTGAGCCAGTAATATATACGGCATTATTAGGTTATCATCTACCGAACCACCTAAAGCGGTGTCTTTTTTTAGTCTTGTCGCTGATATAAATAAAGTATGTTGTATTGCCATATTTTTTTAATTTTTTGAACCTGGGTAACGCCACCAATCGTTGCTTCTACTAGCGGCTTGACCCGATTCCCTTATTCCCCTCGTTGTTGGTTGAGCATATTTCGGAATAGAAGATACTTTTTTATAATCCTCTAACCCTTGTTTAAATTTTAATTCTGTTCCTTTCTTCAGTCTATATAAAACGGCCTTCCAGGCGTGTAAACAATAAACACCCCCTTTGTACTTGAATAGATCGTATTTTTTACCTTTATGACCAAATTGTTTATTGACACCCGCTTTACTAGCTTTGTCAATATCTTCTATTCTATATACTGTTCCACCGCCTGATAATCTCATCATATTTTTACAAAAATCTCTTGAGTTTCTTGACATTGGTTTACCCGATGGAGTTTTTGTTCTTTTACTTTTTTTATAATACTTGAAACGAACCCTGTAAAATGATTTATCTAAAACACTATGTATATCGGGTGTATTTTCAGAAATTTCATCTGCAAAGGTTTCTTTTTGTTCTATCAACCCGTTCGCCCATTCCTCGAAGTCTAAAACGTCGCTTTCATCTTGTTCATCGACTATTTCCCATTCATCTTCATCTATTTCTTCACCTTGTAAATTTTCAAAAATATCGTGCATATCATCTTCAGACATTTCTACAAAATCATCAGAAATATCTTCTTTTGTAACCCCTTCTTTCTCTTGTTCCTCTTCACTTTGTGTTTCAGTCACTTCTAAATCAATGAAATCTGCGGGCTTAAGAGTTTTAAAGTACAAATCAAGGTTTATGTCATTGACTTTAAATATCTTCTCTAAACCCTTTAAAAGTGTGTTCTGGAATGGAATTACAACCGTGTTGTTAAATAAAGAATACGCATCTCGTAATTCGTCTGCATTATTCCCTAAACCACCACCTTCTGAACGAATACCAAATAGGATCGGTGAAGTAACTCTATGTCCTGCTAAGATTTGATTAACCGCCTGTTTACTCATGCCTTCCCAGGCGCTTTGCGCATCGTTCATTTGTATCGGTTCAATTATTGGTGCTGTTTCTTTTCCATCATTAAATGTAATAAGTATTTTTCCCGCATTACCACTTCCCGCGAACTTGGCGTTTAATTGTCTTTCAATAGCTCTTCTTTCTTCTTCAGTAGGAATACCATTAGAAAATCCAACGTGCATTGAAGGCGTCATTCCACTTGTTATATTAGATAAATGAAATTGTGCTATTTCTAATTCCATTTGAATCCAGTCAGTAGCGGCAACATAATCAGGCGCGAAACCGTAGAATAAAGCAGGGTTTTTATCGCGAATCATTAAGATTTGACTTGCACTGCTTCTGTCTTCTACGGAAAACGCCCTGTAAGGACGGGGTTTGTATTCTGCTTTTCTATGTTTAGACCAATCAGCACTATAGTAATATGTATCAATTTCACCGTCCACTATTTTACCACTTCTAATATATTGTGCCGGAATATGATTTATTTTAGATATTTTACTACGATCTCTTGACCATATCACATTTACATAACACCCGCCAAAAAGTTTTAAATCCATTGCCAAATCCTTTAACACGTCATCTTCTGAATTGTGTAAAAGCTCCGTTAATCGTAAATAACTTTCTTTTGTTTCCTCGTTTTCATCTGCATTTGTAGCCGCTAACCCTTCACCATAAATCATTGCTCCAATAGACTTAACTAAAGCCCCATTTATAGCACTACCTAAAAATAATTCTAATAAGTAATTTGGGTAAAGGTTATCTTCACCAAAACTAATCCAATCCTGGTTGTTTCTTTCAACTAAATGTGGTATGTTATAATGTGATAATTTTACTAAATCTATATTCATAATTATATTGTTATATAAACGCTTTCAGTATCTGAATCGTTTGTTGTATATTCACTATAGTCGGTTGTTGCAGTTGAAGATATTAAATTCATTAAACCTACATATAACACCTTAACAGCATTAGCAGGGTCTAAATTTGCGTTATTGTTATTTTGATATATTGTAACATCATAAAACCCTAAAGGATAATCAGTGTTACCAAGCGCTATTAGGCCACCAATTGGAGTATCTGCACCAATTTTATATGTAAGTTTATTATATCTATCTGCTGTTGAAATTGTAACTCCTGAAGGCATAAAAT